GGAGAGTATTCGCAAGTGGATGAATCACCTCGGACTGACTCCAGCCGACCGAGCCAAGTTGGGCATCGCGATGGTGGAGAGCCAGAGCCGCATAGACAAATACCGCGACAGGATGCAGCAGAAGGCTGGCCACCGCGCTGGCTGACGCCAGTCGCCAACGCTGACCTCACTCGCAGCCTGGGCGACATCGTTGCCGACTTCGCCGAGGACCTTGTACCCATCGCCAAAGACTCGATTGCCGGTGCCTCTGGCGAGCCGCTCCAGTTCCGCATCTGGCAGAGGCGTCTCCTTCGCAGGATGCTGGCACGCAAGGAGGACGGCACCTTCACGCATCGCTTCTTCCTGACAGGCATCGCACGCAAGAACGGCAAGACCGCGCTCGCCTCTACCCTGCCGCTCTTCTTCGGACTCTATGGCGACAAGGGTGGCGAAATCTACTCAGCCGCAGCCGACCGAGACCAAGCCAAGTTGGTCATGAGCCATGCCAGACGAGCCGTTGAGATGAGTCCAGAACTGGGCGAGCAAATCAAGCTCTTCCGAGATGCGATGGAGTTCAAGGGGACAGGCACCGTATACAAAGCGCTCTCCTCTGAAGCCTTCACGAAGGAAGGACTCAGCGCCTCACTGGTCATCGCTGACGAGTTGGCGGCATGGCCGAGCCGCGAACTCTTTGACGTCCTCTCGCTCTCAATGGGCGCACGCCGCTCGCCGCTCTTCGTTGCCATCACGACGGCTGGACAGCGCATGGACTCGACTGGCTCCGACTCAATCGCCTACACGCTCTACCAGTTGGCGCGTCGTCGCATCGCTGGCGAGAACGATGACCCGACGCTCGGCATGGCGTGGTGGGAAGCGGCTGACGACGCCTACCTTGACGAGACCAAGTGGAGCGAGGCGAACCCAGGACTCTTGAGCGACCCTGCCATCCTGTCGCTTGACGACCTGCTCTCTGCCAAGAAGCGAACGCCAGAAGCCGAGTTCCGAACGAAGCGCCTGAACCAATGGGTCAGCAGCTCACAAGCCTTCCTGCCGACTGGCACATGGGACGCCTGCAAGGATGACCAGATTGCGCTCAACAAAGAGGATGAGATTGTCCTCGGCTTTGACGGCTCGTTCAGCAATGACTCCACTGCCATCGTTGCTTGCCGCGTGGCAGATAAGGCGTTCTTTGTGCTTGGGCATTGGGAGAGACCGCTCGATGCAGAACTCTCCTGGCGCGTGCCGGTTGAAGAGGTTGAGGCCAAGATGCTGGACATCTGCAAGGCGTTCAACGTACGCGAGATTGTCTGCGACCCATTCCGCTGGCAGAGGTCAATGGAGGCGTGGCAGCAGATGGGTCTGCCTGTCGTGGAGTTTCCACAGACGCCAAGCCGCATGGTTCCAGCCACCGCTGCGTTCTATGATGCCGTTGTCAATGGCCGCGTCAAGCACAATGGGGACCCAAGCCTCGCCAGACACGCAGCCAATGCGACGCCGTATTACTCGCGCAATGGGCTTATGATTCGCAAGGAGAGCAAGACCTCGCTCAAGCGCATTGACCTTCTGGTCGCTGCGCTCATGGCACACAGCCGAGCGGGTACACTTGGCAATGCTCCAGCGCCGAAGCCGCGAGCCGAAGTGAAGTGGATTGAGTTATAGGGAGAACAATGGGCCTACTTGACCGCATCCTCGGACGCGAACAGAAACCAGAAGAGCGAACAATCGGTGGGCAGTGGTGGTCGCCAGACCCGAACTACGCTGGCGTCCGAGTCACCGAGGAGAACGCAACCAGCATTGGCGCCGTCTACGCCGCCGTGAAGCTCTACGCCGACACGGTTGCTGGCATGCCGTGGGACACCTACATCCGCATTGACGGAACGCGCCGACCATACCGACCGCGACCGCGCTGGATGGATACGCCGATTCCAAACAATCCGAACTACACCTCCTTTGACTTTAAGCATCGAGTGGTGACGAGCCTGCTTATTGACGGCAACGCCTTCATCCTCTGCCTGCGCGACTCGTCCGACAATGTGATTGAGACGCGAGTGCTTGACCCGAACAAAGTTGAAATCAAGACAGGCGAAATGGGCGAGCCGCTCTACCACGTGGAGACTCGTGAGGGTCACGTGGTCCTGACTTCTGAGGAGATTGTTCACATTCCGCTATTCGCCACAGGCGAGAATCATCGCGGACTCTCGCCAGTTGAGCATCACGCAGTGACGCTCGGACTCGCAAGTGCAACGCAAATCTTCAGCGCGAAGTTCTACCAGAACGGCACGACGCTAGGCGGCGTCGTCAAGGTTCCAGGCGAACTGACGCAAGAGCAGGCAGAGAGCCTGCGCTCAGGATTCAGCCGACGACACGAAGGCGTGGAGAAGGCGTGGCGCGTGGCGGTTCTAACCGGCGGCGCTGACTATCAGCAACTCGGCATGAAAATCAGCGACCTTCAGTTGGTTGAGACGATGCACTACGGCGTGGAAGCCATTGCACGCATCTACGGCGTGCCGCTGCACATGCTCCAGTACCCAGGCGGCAACACCTCATACGCGTCAGTCGAGTTGATTGGCATTGAGTGGCTGCGTCTTGGACTCGGCCCACTCATCGCTCGCCTTGAGGCTGCGTTCCAGCGCCTCGTGCCAGGCAGCCAGCAGACCTTCCTCAAGTTCACGCTTGACGGTTTGCTTCGCGCCACGACGCAGGAGCGATACAACTCCTACAGCACCGCGCTCAACAACGGCTTCCTGAACGTGAACGAAGTGCGCGCACTTGAAGACCGCGCGCCAGTTGATGGCGGCAACGAATACTGGAAGCCGCTCAACATCGGCACACTCGGACAGGAGCCGCCACAGTGAGCTACATCATCACCGACATTGACGGCACGCTGACGACCAGTGGCGACACCCCGAACCAGCCATACATTGACTGGCTCAAGAGCCAAGCCAATGACTTCGGCGCGGAGGTCATTGTGGTCTCTGCTCGACCAATCTCACGCCTTGCCGAGACTGAGCGATGGCTTGAGGAGAACCTCGTGCCGTACAAGGAAATCCACCTTCAGGACTTTGGTGAGAGCAACCCAGCCGTGAACGAAGCGTTCAAGGCGTACAAGTATTCCAAGTTGCAGGAAGAATACGGCGACGAGATTGCCTTCCTCGTAGACAACGACGCTGAGGCGCGCGACGCGGCCGAAGGCATGGGCATCCTCGCCTATACGCCAGACGAGGCGATGGCGCTGACCGTTGATGACGGCGAGAGCGAAGATGAGGAGATGCGCGTCCTGATTGACGTGCCTGAGTACATTCAGATGGCAGCCGCAAAGGGCATCACCTACTTTGAGAACGGATTCGCCGGTGACGGACTCCAGCCAGAGACGGTTGAGGAAGCGCGCCAACTACGCGCAGGACAAGTCGAGGACGAGAAGGTCACGCGCATGCGCGCATGGATTCTGCGACATCGTGGCGACTGGGAAGGCGTAGAGCGCAACAACAATCCACAAGACGAAGACTTCCCAGGACCAGGCGCAGTTGCCGCCTATCTTTGGGGCGTTGACCCCACAGCAGAAAACGGCACTGACCGCGTTCTAGAATGGGCAGATGGCGTCCTCGCGCCACTAGAAACTGAAGAGAGGTTTGACGTGAAGGAACTTGAAACCCGCGCACTCCCGATGGGCGACTTCACCGTGACCGAAGGCGAAGACGGACAGAAGACCTTCACCGGCTACGCCGCGCTCTTCGGCGCACCTTCGGCTGGACTTCCGTTCACTGAGGTCATCGCTCCAGGCGCCTTCCGACGCACGCTCTCCCGCGTTGCTGACGGCAAGAAGATTGTCTCCTTCCTGTTCGGGCATGACGAGACTCGCGCACTTGCGACCACCGCAAGCGGCCGCCTCTCGCTGACGGAAGACGAGCGCGGCTTAAAAGTTGAGGCTCGCCTTGACCCAGCCGACCCAGACGCCGCTGGCGTCATCTCCAAGCTCACGCACGAGGCTCGCGCAATGGGCATGTCCTTCGGCTTCACGATTCCAAAAAACGGCGACGAGTGGGACGAGGACGTCCGCACGCTGCGCGAAGTGAATCTGTTCGAGGTCTCCGTCCTCTCAGCCGGTCAGACACCTGCTTACCCAGCAACGCTCGGCTTGACCAGCGTTCGCAAGGTTGCCTCGCGCATGGGCGTAGACGGCGACCGCCTCATCTCAGCCATCGAGTCCATCAAGTCAGCGACCCCGCTGACCGCTGAGGATGTCGAGGTGATTGACACCGTGCGTGAGAAACTCGCGCCTAAGTCCGAAGCGATTGACCCTTCAATCGCAGAGGCTCGGCTCGTGCTTGCGCGCATGGAGTCTGAATCGCTCTAACAGCCACGAGGTCGCGTCCCGCTGCGCTAAGTACGCAAGCCCACGCAAGACCATCCCGCTAGGCGAGCCGCAACATTGTGGAAAAACCTATAGAAGAAAGGATGCTGACCAAAATGGCAGACATCAAGAAGCTGCACGAGACACGTGCAAACCTGCTCACGCAGGCGACGAGCATCGTCGCTGAAGCGGCTGAGTCAGGCGCCGCCCTTGAGGGCGACAAGAAGTCCCAGTTCGAGGCTCTTACGGCCGAGGCTGGCGTTATTGCCGAGGCGATTCGCAGCGAGAAGGCTGCAGCAGAGGCGCGAAGCGCCGCTGATGCGGTTCGCGCCGAGTTCGCTTCAGTCATCGCTCCGAAGGCTGAGAAGTCTGACGACGAAGTTGCCGAACTGCGCGCTCTTGGGCGCAATGGCGGCGGCAAGACATTTGAGTACCGCGATGTGACCCGCGCAACCGGACTTGGGAACCCAGTTTCCATCGCCGACCGCGTGAACGTTGTGGCCGCTCAGTTCAACCCATTCATTGACCCAGCAATCGTCACCGTGGTCCGCACGGCTACCGGCAATAACATCCAGTTCCCACGCGTCACGGCGCTTGGAACGGCTGGCTCAGTTGCTGAGGCTGGAACAATCGCTGAGTCGGACGGCACGCTGTCCGCGCTCTCGCTCACGCCAGTCAAGTACGCGACCATCATCCAGGTCTCGGAAGAGCTCGTGGAAGATGCAGTGTTCGACCTCGCCGGCATGATTGCCGACAAGTGCGGCGCTGAAGTTGCAGTTGCTCACGGTGCCTTCGCTGGTACCGCTGTTGCTGCGGCCGCGAACGTTGGCGCAACTGGCACAGGCACGGCGTCGGTCAATCCGACCTACACCGACCTTGCCAAGCTCAAGGCTTCTGTGAACCAGGCGTACCGACGCGCTCCAAAGGCGGGTTGGTTGATGAACGACACGACGCTCGGCGTTGTGACGGGCTTGGTTGATACGGCTGGACAGCCAATCTTCCGCGCAGGCGATAGCAACACACCTGACCGACTGTTGGGCGCGCCTATCTACAGCGCAGCGTTGATTGACCTGACCGACAACACCGCAGGCGCAATCCTGTTCGGTGACCTCGGGCAGATTTACACGGCACTCGTTGGTGGCGTCCGCGTGGACGTGAGCCGCGAGTACGCTTGGAACACTGGCCTTGTCTCGTACAAGGTTGAGGTTCGAGGCGCGACCGGACTTGCACAGGCTTCAGCAGTGAAGTCGTACCAGTCAGCCAACGTCGCCTAAGCGTTTAGGCACTAGGTAG